GGCAGCCCGCGCCCGCGCTCTTCAGCGGCTGACACAGCAGCTTCAGCGCCGCGTCCCTGCCGTAGGCGGTGACGAAGCACCAATCTACAAACACGTCGCACCACGCATAGCCCTGCTTGCGCCCGTTGTAAAAGCCGGGAATCGCGTCGAGGTCGCGGGCGTACTTGGTGTAGTTCTTATCGCCCGCGTTCTCCGTCTTGCCGTCGAGATTCTTGCTGTTCGCCTTTTCCAGATAGCCGACCTCCGCCTCCGCGACGGAAAGCACCCTGTTCACATCGTACATGGTATACCCTCCATAAGGGGCGCGGCTTATTCGCCGTCGCCCGAATGGTCGTCCTGCTTGCCCTTTTCGTCCACAATTTCAATGGCTTTCAACACGTCCGCACCATCAATGTTGGTGACACCGCCAGCGCTCGCCGCGTCCGCCATGCCCTCGCCGATGATGTAAGCCACCACCGTCGCGCCCGCCATGATGAGCGCGGACACCTGCGTCGCGGTTTCCTCCGCGCCGCCCAGCGCCACGATGAGCATGGACACAAAACTGCCGATGGCCAGCCAGAACTTGCGGCTGGTCAGTTTCCGCTGAATGTCTTCCCACTTCATGAAAAACCCCTCCTCAAATTATCGGTTCACAAGATACTGGTTGAGTTTTCGGGACGCTTCCTGCATCTCGTCCGAGTTGCCGTTGTGCAGCTCGTGCCCCAAAAGAGCCATCAGCCCCTCGCACATGACGCACTGGCCGTCCTTCAGCGCCGCGAGCTGTTCCTCGTGCCGGGCGACCTTGTGTTTCAGGCTGTCCGCGGGCTTGCGCCAGTTTCGGATGACCTCGACGGCCTTGCCGATGGTGGTCACAGCGCCGCATCCGGCCAGAAAAACCAGAGCCGCCGTGTAGATTTGTCCCCCGGTGATTCCATTCACCTTCGCTCCCTCCCCTCCGATAGGATATAGAAAAAGCCGCTCGTCGCGGCGATCTCCCTATACGCGCACCCATGCGCCGTCCCTGCGGTAGTACGGCACGACCTGCTTCCATGCGCCGCTTACGCGCATCCACACGGCGCACTGCTTCCACGCGCCGTTCACGCGCACATAGGCCATGCCGTCGATGTAGCTGACGGTGAGCGTGCAGGAGGTAACGCGGGCGTAGTTGGCGGAATAGCCGTCGGCCTTGGACGTCTCCCCGTTGTACAGCACAAGCGCGGAATTGCCCTCGGTCAGATAGGCGCGCAGGGCGGCGAAGAACGCCGCGTTGCTGGACGCGCTCAATGTGTGGGTGGTCGTGTTCGAGTAGAACTTGCCCGTCAGTGTGCCCAGCGCCGCGCCCACCTGCGCGGAGCCGCGCAGGGACTTGTCGAACGCCTGCACATTGGCCCGGTGAAAGGAAAGCACCTTGCCGCTCGACCCGGAGCCCGCGCCGGAGCAGGTGATTTTGAGCGTGATGCTCTGGATGACCTTGCCCCTGAGCGCCGCGCCCGCGCCGTTAAAGAGCATCAGTCCGACGCGGGACTGGCTGGGCTTTGTGGCCATGTACGCGCCCTGACACGCGCCCTCGCTGCTGCCGACGGCCCACTCGTTCGAGCCGTACCAGACGTACCCGATGGTGGTGTTGCTGTTCGCCGTGGCGCTGAATGTACTGCTCATGCGCCCTCCTTACACGGGGACAAGGCAGATTTGCCCGTCCTCGCCCGTGTCCGGCAGCGTCTCCGCGTAGAACACGCCCAGATTCGTCAGCGCCGCCTTCGCCGTGCTCGCGCCCGTGCCGCCGTTGGCAATGGGAACCGGCGTCGCCATGCCTGCATGGAACACGCGGTAGGAAGTGTAAACATTGCTCTCGATGCACTGCACAATGAGCGCGTTGTCCCTCGACGCTTCCTTTTTGGCAGTGCTGATGACAAGAGCGCGGCGGTTTTGCCCGTCCGCGTTCTCCCATGCGGTGATTTTGATCACGCCGGTATCCGTTCCCTGCACCGACGCGCGGTAGGTGCGGTTCGTATTGGTCGGAATAAGATAGAAGCCCGGTTCCGCCGGACCTTCGATTTTCAGCGGGCCCGTCATGGTGTCTCCAGCCTTGTTGACCGCCCCGATTTTCGTACAGGCGGCAGATGCGCTGTTTGCGCCCGTGCCCCCGTAGGCGACGTCCAGCGGCTTACTCAGCTTCACAGGCCACCCGAACTCGGCGGTATTCGCTGTTTCCGCCACCTTGCCGAAGGCGATACCCGTGCCGTCCTTGTACAGGTCAATCATGACTTGCTTCGTGCCGATTTCCGCCGTCTGCTCCACCGTGTAAAAAGCATCCGTGACGCTGATTTTCAGCTCATAGCTGCTCAATGCGTCGAAGGTCTGCGTCAGCAGTGCGTTCGTGGCGCTGATTGCATAATTCGTCGCCGTCAGCGTCCGCGCCGTCGCCCATGCCTCCGCGCCGCGCGTGCGGTAGTAGACCGTGCAGGTCAGGCTGTTTTTATTGCCGACCGCAGAGGCCGTCGCGGATGCGGAAATGCGCACCTTCGTGCCGTCCATCTGCGCGGCGCTGCCGTCGGCATTGCAGCGCTCGGCAGAAAACCCCGTCAGCTTAGGCGGGTCGTAGGCCAGCACTGTGATGGTTTTGGTGGTAGTCGCCGTGCGCCCGCGGGAATCGGTGACGGTGACGGTCAGCGCGCTGTCCCCGGCGACGTTCAGCGCGCCGGTGGTGAAGCTCGCGCCGGAATAGACCGCGCCGTTCAGCGTCGTGCGGTAGGCGGCAATGGTGCTCTTCTGCGCGCCCGCCGCCGTGATGGACACGGAGAGCGTGCTGCGCGTGCGCACAAACGCGCCGAACTTCGCCGCCACGCCCGGCGTCGCTTCCTCAAAGGTCACGGCGGAAATCGTCGGCACAATGCTGTCCGGCACAACCAGCGTGAACGTGGTCTTCTTCGTGCCGATGAGCGTTCCGCCGATGTAGGTGTCGCAGAGCAGCGTTCCCCAGCCGGAGGCGGCGGACGGAATCTGCGCCGCCAGCGACACCGGCGGCGTCCACTCGTAGGAATCGCCCACGTCCGAGGCAATCGTGCCGTTCTCGGTGAAGAAACTGTAGCGCAGGGTGTGCGTCGCCGCCGTACTCTGCCGGTTGGTGGCGATCCGCATGACTGTGCCCATCGTCACGGTGCTGTTCTCCAGCGTGGGCTGGCTGACCGCCTCCTGATAGGTAATCGTGATGCTGGCGGCGGTCCATTTCAGGTAGTTCTTGGAGTACACCTGCGAGGACTGCTCCGGGTCGGGATTGTAGAGCAGCACCGTGTTGTTCCCGGCGGCAAAGTAATTCGCGAGATTCATCAGCAGATTGCCGGACAGCGTGTAGGAGGACGTGTTGCCGTAAAACTGCCCGACGAACGTGCCCAGCGCGTCGCCGACAAAGGCGCGTCCTTTTACGCCGGGCTGGGACGTCGCCTGATAATTGGACTTGCGAAGGTAGACCACCTTGTCGTGACCCAGACCGTAGCCCGCGCGACTGGCGGTGGCGGTGATCTGAATCCCGGTGATGACTTTGTTGGTCATGTTCATGCCGGGGAAATGCAAAAGGCCGACGCGGTTTGCGCCCGCCGTGTAGTACTCCTGTGTGGCTTCGCTGCTGTCTATCACGCCCTCCGCCGTATAGCTCAGGGTGCGCAGGCTCGCCGTGTATGTGGCCGTAAGCGCCATGCTCTGCCTCCTTTAACCCGTGTAGACGATGGACATGTTGCCGTTCGTCTGCGGCTCAAACGCGAATTTCCCGATTTGCAGCCGGGTCAGAATTTCCGCCTGCGTGACGTACAGTTTGTTGTTGGAGAGGTAAGCGACCTCGGAATCGTTCATGTAGAACGCCAGCCGCTCGTTCATCACGCGGAACGTGAAGGGGTTGCCGGTCTTGCCGATGGACAGCGTGCCGTCCGTGAACTTCATGTAGTCCTGAATGAGTTTGAGCTGCTCCTCGGTGGCGCTGTCTCCGGCTTCGGCGTTCGCAATCAGCTCTTTGATTTGCGTCGTCGTCCAAGTGAAGCTGTCCTGCGTCTGCTCGGCCAGTGAGGAAAGCTGACTGCGCAGGCTTTCCGTGTCCTCAGCGGCGGTGTAGTTCGCCTTGACCTCGGATAAAACGCCGTCCGACTTCGTCTGAATCAGCGACCGCATCTCCGTCTGGTCATCCGCGTACTCCACGCGCTGCACAATGCCCGTGTTGCTGGACAGGTCGAGCGTCTCCCCGAAGTTCGCCGCCACATGGTCCGTTGTCAGCGTGCCCGCTTGGACGTTCGCGCCGGTGATGGTTTCGGCGGCAATTTCCGCGCCGGTAATCGTCCCCGCCAGAATCTCGTTGGCGGTGATGGTCTTGGAGGCAATCTCCGCCGCCGTGATGCTGTGCGCCACGATTTTGTCCGCCGTGATGGTGCGCTCGGTCAGCACATAACCGTCGATGGTGTCTACCTGCGTACTGGTCAGCTCTCCCATGTTGTTGATGGCGTAGACGAGGCTCTGCTCATTGCCGCGGATAATCAGCCGCTCCACGGACAGCGTGCCCGCGGTGATGCGGTTCGCGCTCAGGGAGACGATCTTCGCGTCCGTGATGGAGCCGTCGGCAATCTGCGCCGTGCCGATAGCGCCCTGCTGGATGAGCGCGGCGGTAATCGCGCCCAGCGCAATCTTTGCCGTTTCAATGGCGGCGTCCTTGATCTGCGCGGAGCCGATGGCCGCCTGCGCAATCTTCGCCGTCGTGACGGACAGGTCGTCCATCTGCGCCGTACCCACGGCGAGGTCAGCGATTTTTGCGCGGGTAATGGCGGCGTCCGCAATCTGCGCTTCGCCGACCGCCGCCTTCTGGATGTGCGCCGAGCCGATGGCGGCTTCTTTGATGTTCGCGCTGTCAATGGCCGCCTTGTCGATTTTCGCGTTGGTAATGGCCGCGTCCTCGATCTTGGCGGAGCTGATGGCCGCGTCGGCAATCTTCGCCTTGGTCACGGCCGCGTCTTTGATGTTCGCCGTCTGAATCTCGCTGTCGCCGATGTGGGCGGAATGGATGACGCCCTTGCCAATCTGCGCTTCGCCGATGGCCGCGTCCTTGATTTGCGCGGAGCCAATGGCCGCGTCGGCGATTTTGGCCGTGGTGATGGCGGCGTCCGCAATCTTCGCCGTGCCGATGGACGCATCCTCGATTTTGGCAGCGCCGATAGCCGCATCCTTGATTTTCGCGCTGTCAATGGAAGCGTCGGCAATCTTCGCGTTCGTGATGGCCGCGTCGCGGATATGCGCCGTTTCAATGGCGGCCATCTTCACCTGCAGCGACCCCACCGAGCCGTTCTGAAGCTGACCCGCGCCCACGGAGTTCATCGCCAGCTTCGCGCCGGTGATGCTCCCGGAGGGGAGCTGGCGGCCGGAAATGGTGTTGCCCTCGATGGCGTCCGCCACCTTGCCCAGCGTCACCTTCGTGTAGCGCCTGAGCAGGCAGTCATAGGTGTACTGCGTCATCCGCATGGACACCGACACGCCGATTTTCTGGGCAATCACGCGCACCGCGTCGCCCAGATAGATGTGCTGGAGGGCGGCGTACTGCGCGAACTCCACGGTGTTTTCGGCGCTGATGAAGTCCACCATCACAGTCACGTCCGGCAGGTCGCACCCGCCGTCGTACTGCTCCTGCACCGCCTTTCGCATATCGGCGAGGCATTCTTTGATGGTCTTTTTTTCGTCCTTGCTGTCCTTTTCTTTTGCGCTGGACACCGGGAAGTGAATCCATTTCGGGTGGATGTACTTGCCGATGTTCGGGCTGTCGATGTACAGCTCCGGCAGATAGATGGTCTCACCGTCCTTGTTCTCGCCGGTGGGCATGATGCGCGTGACTACGTTCGTCTCGTCCACGTCGTAGGACACGCCCAGAAGGTTTTTGCCCTCGCGAATCTGTACGTCCGTGTCCTGCCCGACGCGCTTCACCAGAAAAACGTCCCACCAGTCCCGCGCCAGCTCCGCCTTGTATTTATCTACAAAACCGTCGTCGTCCAGAAGCGCATCCACCGGGTTGACATGCTCAAAGACCACCTCTTCGGCGGTCGTGTCGATGTCCGAATAGAAGGTGAAGCTGTGCTTGGACAGGCAGGATTCGGATAACTTCGCCAGCACCGCCGCGCCCTGCATCTTTTCTTCCGGCTCGTACTTCTTGATGAGATTGTCCATCAGGTCGTAGAAGATGTGCCGGGCGTAAACCGTCACCTTGGTCAGGTCGGGAACCGTCCGATAGATGCGGAAGGGCTGGTCGCGCAGCTGGCGCGCCTCGATGACCTCGCCGGTGGCGACGCCGGGCACGGGCTCCGTGCGCACATACTTCAAATACTGCGCGTGCATGAAGCCGTGCTTGCCGTCCGGGCAGGAGGTCTCGTACCACTCGTCGTTCGTCTTGTTCAGCACAATGACCTCAGTGCCGGGCTTGTAGCTGCCGATGCGCCGGTGCTTCGTGCTGGGGTCGCTTCTCAGGTACAGCCAGCCGCCGCTGGTCACGACCTTGTAGATGAGCGTGCCCTTGCTCACGTCCACGAGATTCACCCGCGGGGTGCTGGCAGCGGGGACGGGGACGCGGAGAATGCGCCCCTCCACCAGCCGCCGCCACTTGCCCGCGTCGTCAATGGGGTGTTCGAGGGTCAGCTCCCATTCTCCGTTCAGCGTTTCCGTCACCGAGCAGGAGGTCGGGACGACCACGCCCAGACCGTTGTTGGTAAAATCCGTGCAGTCGGCGCTGTAGATGCAGATCATGGGCGTTCACCTCCTCACAGGGTTCTCCAGTTGGGCTGCACCACCACCTGCGACACATTGCCGCTCCAGCTGATGGCCGTGGCGCCCACGTCAAGGGTCGGGAACTCGCCGCGCATGTGGCTGTTCATGCTCGTCGTTCCGCTGTACGCCTCCATCGCCGGGGTGTCCAGCGTGATGCTGTCGGTGATTCCCGTCAGTTCGACGATCTGCGTGCCCACCATGAGCGTAATGTCGCCGGAGCCGTACACGGTGATGACCGGCTCGGCGAACACGCATCCGGGGTTGTAGAGCATCTGCGTCGAGGTCGTCAGTGTCTCCGCGCCCACGTCGGAGAAGTAGAAAAACGGCTTGCAGCGGAAATTGACCGCGAAGCTGCGGTTCGGTTTTCCCCGCAGAATGCGGTCAAAGGCAATCTGGTTGATGACCCGCGCATAATAAAAGCCGCCCTGCCGGTTGGCAAAGGTGACTGTGCCGCCGCCGCGCAGCCACGCGGCGATTTCGTCCAGTCGGCTCACGTCGGCAATGAAGCAGGTCGCCGTGAGCGTCAGGTCGCTGTACACGGCGTCGCCCTCCAATGTGGTCAGGCTGCCGCTGCGGCCGGGAACGTCGGTAAAGGTCACGCGCTCGGAGGGGAGCGTGATGGAGGGATGCTCGGAGACGTGAATGCCGTATTCCGTGCATCTCACGCCGTTCCACTCGAACCAGTCCGTCATCATGCCATCCTCAGCCCCCTTCCGCGCTGGTTCCGTCTGGTCAGCGTGGCGATTTCCACGGCCAGATCGCGCACGTCCTGCTCGCTGCGAATTTGGAAAGTCGCGCCCGCGAAGGAGAAGGACGTGCTGTTGTCGGTGTTGTAGGTCTTGCGGTTGTCATTGGTCGCGGCGACCGCGCTACTTCCGGCCTCGGTGGTGAGGTACCGGGAAGCGTTGCGGATAATCTGCGCCTGCTCCTTCGTCTCCTGTAAAACGCCCTGCCCGAAGCCCTTCATGGTCATCGCGCCCACCTCGTCGCGGAACACGCGGGAAGGGGAATGGATTTGCAGGGCGCTCTTCGCGGCGGCGACGGCGTTCTGGGCGGCGCTGCGCATGGCGGAAATCACGGCGGACTGTCCCGCGCGCACGCCCGCAGCCATGCCGAACATGGCGTTCAGCCCGACGGAGCGCGTAGAGTTCGCAGTAAATGCGGCGTTCAGCGCCGATTCGAGATTCGCCATCGTCGCGGCAGCGTCGCCGGAGAAGTCGTACTCGGTCATGCCTGCGCCGACGCCTGCGGAGATGAAGCCGCCAATCGGCTTCATGCGCTGGGATGGCGAATGAATGACCGCCGCATCGTTCAGCGCGGCTTCATCGTTGGCAATGGTGGTTTCAGCGTCCGTCGAGAAGTCGTAGTCCTTCTGACCTTCGCCGATGCCCGCGCCGACCTGCTCGCCAACCGCAGCCCCGGTTTCCTTCGCCGTAGACGCATCGTACAGCTCGGTCATTGTGCCTTCCCAGCCGCCTGCCGTAAGAGCTTCTCGCAAGCCCGCGAGGATGCCATCGCCGCCATAACCGGCCTCGGAAAGCGCATTGTAAAAATCCAAGATTGTCTGGAAGGTGTTCTGCATTTCGGGCGAAATGCTCCCCGCTTCGCCAGCCTGTACCAGCGCGGCGTACTCGCTGACAAAGCGTTCCAGTTCGGCAAGCGAATCACCGGTGAACATGCCATCCAGCATATTACCAAAAGACCATTCCCGGTATCCGCGCAATGCACCCCAGAGTTCAAAAAAGCCGCCAGACTGTTCTTTCAGGTTGCGTGCGGCAATCGTCATGGATTTCATGTTCTCGACTGTCGAACTTCCGAGAAGCCCGTTCAGGAAGCCCCAGTCATAGCGGGAAGAACTGAAAATCGTGCCTGCCGTGACGAGCTTGTCATTCATATCCGTCATAGCGTTTTCAACCGCTTCAGGGGTGCCGGTAATCTCCGGCGTGACAAGAACGTGCATTGTACCGTCCTCGGACAACAGTACCAGCTTATCCGGCGTGAGCTTCTCGGTAGGGACAGCGGATGCGGGGATTTCAAGCCCCTTCTCGTTGTAATACTTGACGGCTCCTGTACTGAGCGCAGCTGTCCATTCATCGGCGGTCAGCTCTCCCAGCCGGATGCGCCCGGAGATGGGCACATCCTTGTGAGTGCGAGTGAACGCCATGTAAGCCTTCAAGTCGTAGCCCGTGATGGCGATTCTGCCGTTTACGGTGGGCGCTGTGAACGTGGGGTCAACCGTATAGCCGGTGATGTTCACGTCCATGTGTTCCAGCAGCCACTTGTAGCGAAGGTCATCCGTATTCGCGTTCTCGTCGGAGTAGGCGAGCACCATCGCCTGCTTGACTTCCGGCTTGAGGTTTTTCAGCAGGTCATTGCCTGTCTTTTCCGCGTACTCATCGACCTTCGCGACGATTTCGTCAGGCGTGAGCTGGGTAATGTCCGCGCCGCCCGCAATCTCGGTGAAAGCCTTGACGAATGCTTCCGCAGCCTCCGGCTTCAGCGAGGACATGTCCGCCTTCTCGCCCGGGCGCGTGTCGTTATAAGCGTTGACATACGCGGCAATGCCCTCGCCGGTGAGTTTCAGCGCGCCTGTATCCGCGTCCGTATCCGTGTAGCTGGCAATCTTCGCGTCGATTTCCGCCTTCCTCGCCTTCGCCTCTTCGCTCAATTCCCACATGCTGACGTAAGCGTCCGTGGTGATGGCCGCGCCGGGGTCGGCGGCGAATGCCGACCATGCGGCCTTCGCGCCATCCAGATTCAGGTCGGTGGCGATTTGGAGGACTTCCTCGGACACCGCGCCGTTGAACATCTCGTTCAGTGGGGCAATCTCCGTCACGTCCTTGAACTGATTGAGAAATTGCCCGATGGCGGCGAACTTTTCCAGCATCGCGTCCACGTTGGTGAAGTCCACGTCCGGGAAAAGCGTCTGAAGCTCCTCGGCGGACAGCCCGGAGCTGGCCAAAGACGAAATCTGCGTCAGCATCGTCAGGTACTCGGTGAGCGCGCCCTCGTCCATGCCCTGCGTCAGAGTGTTCAGCTCGGTCAGGATGCCGCTGGTGTCCTGTCCCGCCGCCGTCGCGTCGCTCAATTCCTTCAGCTTCGCAAGCAGCGTGTTCAGCTGCCCTTCGGTCTTCTTCGTGTCGTCCGAGTTCAGCAGCGTTGTGACGTAGCCCTGCGAAGCGTTGGCGAACTCCTTCGCCGCCGCCGCGCGCTGAGCCGTGTACTTTTCATTCAGCGCGGTGAGCTGGGTGTTCCGCTCCGTAGCGTCGTTAATCTGGATGATTTTCTCGTACTCGGCGTCGTACTGGTCGTTCATCTGCTGCAGCACCGCCGCGTAGCCCTGCGATGCGGCGAGGGTGGCCTCCTGATAGAGGGAGGAATCCACCTCCTGCCCCATCGCGGCCGCGCGTGCTTCCGCAGCGCGAACCTTCTTCGCAATGGTATCGTAGGCTTCCGTGCCGCCCTCCGGCTCTTCGGCGAAGCCCCATTTCAGCAGGATCGCCTGCTTCTGATCCATCAGACCCTGCCAGAACGCCTTGTTCTTGTCCGTCAGGGTCTTCCCTTGGAAGTAATTCAGATTCACCCGGATGCGCTTGTCCAGCGCGTCCAGCTCGGCGATGGCGGCGTTGATTTCCTGCGCCTTGGCCGTGTCGCCGCTGGCCTGCGCCTGATCCCGCAGCTCCACCATGTGCGCGCGGGTGTCCTTGCTCAGAGCGTCCGAGGAATCCTGCCATTCCTTCACGATGGCGTCCGTCTCGTACTTGCCGTCCGACCAGACCTCCACCATGCCGTCCATCCAGTCCTGCACAGTGCTGGTGGTTTTGGCTGCGGTCTTCTGGAAGTCCTCGGCATTCAGCCCGAAGAAGTCAAGCCCCTTTCCGCTGGAATAGAAGGTGTCCGCCGCAGTGTTCTTCCAGTTCTGGGCGGTCTTGTTCATGCCCTCCAGTGCTTCACGGGCGGCCTTTGCGCCGCTGGCGTAGTCGTACAGCTTGTACGCGCCGTAGATGACCGCCGCCGTCAGTCCGACCATCGCCAGCTTGGACGACCCGACGACCTTCAGCAGGCCGCTCACGCCGCCGCCCGCGCCCTTGACTGCCGCGCTGAACCTGCCGACGGCAAGCATTCCCTTTCCCAGCGCCCCGGCGACACTGCCGACCGCGCCGACCAGCCTGCCCAGAATGAGCAGCGCTGGGCCCATTGCGGCGGCGACCGCGCCCCACTTGATGATGCTCAAACGCTGTTCTTCATCCAGCCCCATAAACTTGTCCAGCAGATCGCTGGCGGAACTCATGAGATTCTGGATGGTAGGCGTCAGGTCGCTGGCAATCTGCTGCCCGGCGAGGGAAGCCTTGTTTTTGAGGTTCGTCAGTTGCGCCGCCGTGGTCGCGTAAATCTTGCCCGCCATCTCGGTCAGGGCGGTGTTCTCCTGCCAGCCGCGGGTGGCGTCCGCCACCGCGTCCTCCATCAGGCGCGTGTTGCTGACCGTGCGCAGCATGGTGTCGCGCAGGCGGACTTCCTTGAAGCCCAAGTCCTGCAGCGTGGCAATGGCGGAAATGCCCTCGTCATCCATCTGGGCAATGCCCTTCGTGAACGCGATGAACGCCGCCGTGGGGTCGGCCTTCCACAGGTTCTTGAACTCTTCGGCGGTCATGCCGGAAACCGTCGCGAAGTCAGTCAGGGACTGCCCTCCCGTTTCCGCCGCAAGCTCCATCTTGATAAGCGCCTTGGAGAACGCGCTGCCGCCCATCTGGGCTTCAATGCCCACGGAGGACAGCGCCGTCGCCACGCCGATGACCTGCGCTTCCGTCATGCCGACCTGCTTGCCCGCACCGGCGATGCGCATCGCCATCTCCATGATGGGCGCTTCGGTGGTGGCGTAGCGGTTGCCCACATAAGCCAGAGACGCGCCCAGCCGGTCGATGTCCTTCTGGCTGGTGCCCATGATGTTGATGAACTTCGCAATCTCCGTCGCCGCCGTGTTCGCGTCGAGGTCGGTGGTGGAATTGCCGAGGTCGATCATGGTCTTGGTAAACGATTCGATGTTCTCCGTGGCAATGCCCAGCTGACCGGCGGTGGACATGACCGTGTTGATTTCGTCCGTCCCGGCGGCCAGCTGCGTAGACATTTTCTTCGACGCGGCTTCCAGATGCGCATAGTCCTCTTCGGTGCCGCGCACCGTCTTTCGCACGGTCGCGAAGGTCTTCTCAAACTGGATTTCCGCGTTGACGGAGGCGGTGGCGATGCCCATGAGCGGGGTCGTAATCCACCGCGTCATCGTGCGGCCGGTGGAAACCATCGTCGAGGACACAGCGCGCGCCTTCGTGGAGAAGCTCGTCAGCGCCGCGCCCGCCCGCGTCCATGCGGAGCTTTGCAGGTTCAGCTCGCGGGTGGTATCCCGCAGCTGCGCCTCGGTGTTGTTCAGCGTGGTGTTCAGCTCGGTCAGTCTGTCCTTCGCCTGCTGGATTTTCTGCGGATCGCCGGAGGCCTGCGCCGCCTTGAGCTGTTCTTCCGCAGACTTCACCGCGTCCCGGAGCTGCTGCACCTGCTGGCGGAGAAGCGCCTGCTTTTCCTTTAGCAGCTGGAGCTTCGCCGCAGCGCCCGCCGCCTTCGCGCCGAAGTTGGCAATACCCGCCCCGGCAAGGCGGAATTTGCTCTCCGCCAGCTGAATCTGCTTGCCCAGCGACGCTACCGCCGTTTCATTGGCGGTAACCGCGTCCCGCGACGTATAGAAGCCGTTGGACGCGGCCGTCAGCTCCCGATTTGTCTCACGGATTTCCTGCTGCGTGGTCACATAGGCGGCGCGCGCGTTGTTCAGGGAAGCGGTGTTTTCCTCAACCGCCGTCCGCGCCTGACGGATTTTCTCCGGGTCGTTTTCCCTCTGCGCCGCTTTGAGCTGCGTCTTGGCGGCGGCGAGGGATTCCTCGTACCTGCGGATGGTGGCCTGCTGAAGGGTCAGCTCGCTGTCGAGCATCTTCAGCTTCGCCGTCAGCGCGGTCGTGCTTTCGGAGGTGTTCTTGATGCCAGCGGTCGCCAGCGTGAACTCGCTCTGCACCGTGCGCATCCGCAGCCCCAGCATGGCGATGGTGCTCTGGTTGCGTTCCAGAACCTGCGCGGATTGCGTCCAGCCCGAACGCATGGAGGCGATGGAGCCGTTGCAGGCGTTAAGCGCCGCCTGCGTGTTCCGCACTGCCGCCTGCGCGTTATTCAGTTTGGTCGTCGTGGAATGCACCGCATCCGATGCGTTCTGCGTCGCCTTTTTCGTCGCTTCAAGCGCCCCGGACAGCTTCTTCAGTTCAGCCGCGGACGCGGTTGTCTGTGCCGCATCAAATCTGGTCTGCGCATCCTGCTGGTGCTTCTTACACTCTTCCAGTTTTTTGTTCGCCGCAGTCAGCGCCTTCTGGTACTGATCCACGGCGACTTTCTGGAGATCGAGCTGGCGCGTCAGCATCGTCTGCTTCGACGCCAGCCCTTCGGTCGTCTGCTCGAAATTCGTGACCCCGGAGGCGGCCAGCTTAAAGGCGCTCTCCGCTTCCTTGATGTGGGTGTTGACGGTCTTGATGTTCCGCGTGAAGTTGTCCGTTTGCAGGGACAGCGAAACCACAAGGTCTCGGAGCGTTTCAGACATGCCTTACCACCTCCCGTATTGTCAGCCGCCCGGCTTCAGATTCGGCCACACCTCGTCGATGTAGCGCGGCTTCGGTTCCTTTTTCTTCTTCTCATAGCGGGCGTTCCATGCGCGGATTTTGAGGAATCCCGGCATATCCATGCGGTCAATCTCGTCCATGCGCCAGCCGCCCTCCAGAAGATTGTTGTAGGTTTTGTAGATGTACTCCGGCAGCGTCAGTTTTTCGTCGTCTCCGTCTCCGTCGCTGTCGGCTTCGTAGGGAACTCGGACAGCACCTGCGTCATGTTCGCCTGCACAGCCATCAGCGCCAGCGCAATGTCGCTCATCAGGCGGTCGGCGGGGTATCCGTCGTACAGGTCGTCCACCGTGAACTGATTTCCGAACAGCAGGCAGAACCACTTCGCCATCACGTCCAGCGCGTCCGCCACGGACACCTGCTCCTCCTGCGGCACTTCCTCGCCGTTCTCCACCTTCAGCGCGATTCGGCTCACGCGCCCGTACATCTTCGTCGCAGGCTCGATTTCGCGCAGCACGCGCCCGGTCACAAAGTCCACAGAATACTTCTTCTCGCCCAGCGTACAGGTAATCATGGGATCAATCCTTTCTCAATCAGCAGTTTGGTGAAGGCACAGTCTGCCTTTCCTCGAAACCGCCGGACGTCTTCGGCGGCTTTGAGGAAAGGGCCGGGATTGCTCCCGGCCTGCGGATCAGCCGCCATCGGAGGCGGTCAGCGTGGGCGTGTAGACGCTCTCAAGGAACGTGGCCGCCTTTTCGGTGGTGAAGCTGTTCTGACCTTCGTCGGCCACATACTGGTACTGGCCGTCGTGGGTGCGCTTGATGGCGGTCCATTCCACCTCCGGCGTCTGCCGGTTGATGGTGCTGCCCTCCTTGGTGGCGTAGTTCTCGGTCAGCGGCTTGGCGCGAACCTTCAGCAGCCACACATAGCGGAAGGTGTGGTCGGCCTTTTCGGACTTGAAGCCGAAGGCGAAATAGCCGGGCTTGTCGTTGGCAGACCGAACCAGAACGCCGTTGGTGTCCAGTTTGTTGCCAAAAATCATTTCCTGAATAGCCAGCGGAACGTCCGCCATCTTGGTCTTGAACGTCAGCTCCGGGTCGGGGTTGACGGTATCGAATTCCACGTCGTCCGCGTACTGGATGTCCGGGTCGGCGTTTTCAGGGGTGATGGACGCTTCAATCGCGCCCGCCACCAGCTGAAGGGCGCCGTAGGCCACGCCGGTGCCGTCGTCCTGCGTCAGCGGCGCGATGACCACGTTCTTCATGCCGATGGTAGAAGCCACCTTCGGGGAAGCGGTGGGAGTTGCCATGATTCATGCCTCCTTACAGTTTGTCGATAGCGTCCCGCAGCCCGGAGCGGATGATCTCATAGGATTTGTCCGACTGGGTGTCGTAGGCGGGACGAATATACGGGTGCGGCGGAGCGGGAGCGGGGCCGCCGTGACCGTACTCCACATAAGCGGGGTAGTAGTCCTCGTGGCTCCAGTCCTTCCGATGCACGCCGATGGTGATGTACTTGCCGCGCTTGCGGCTGGATTTCACATTGCCGATTTTCAGCGCCCGGCGAAGATCGCCCGTCCGGGCGTGAATCTCCGTTCCGGCGTTCACAACCATCTGGTCGTGGATGGGCTTCGCGGCGTCTTCGAGGATGTGCGCCGCCGTGCCCGCGCCCGCGCCGTCCGCGTCGATTTTCTCCGCCATCGCGTGAATGTCGGCAATCAGTTCTTGGAACCCGTCGATGTTCATGGGCACAGCTACATCACCTCGTCGTAGCAGACCCACGTCCAGAACACCGTGTAGGTGCGGGTTGCGGTGTCGTAAGCGGGCTGATTGTAGCCGCGGTCGGTTTCCTCCACAAGGTAGAAGTCCGCGTCGTACATCGCCTGACGGATGGTATCCGCCATGTCCGTCGGGTCGGTGTTGCTCCACAGGTTCATGTACACGAACGTGCGGCGGCAGCTGGCGGCGTCGTCCTCGTGGGCGTACTCCGACATGGTGGTGGAGTAGACGACGTACTGCTCCGGCGACGTCTGCGTGATGCTGTCCGACCGCCACACGCCCGCCATGACGGGAATGCCGATGGCCGCAAGGGCCTGCTGTACGCGCTTCACCCGGACACCCCCTCGCACAGGGAAGCCTTCAGGCCGAGCCATGTGTGCTCGAACTGGTACTCGCCCAGTGTGGAGATAATCCACTTTTTGCCCCGAAATTTCACCCACATGCCCGGTGCGATGCCCTCCCGGTAGCGGATGGTGAAGTTCACCACCATCTCGGTGTTCATTACGTCGGCGGCGCGGTAGTGCTGGTTGCCAGCGTCCGTCGCGGACGCCCAGACCCGATAGAGCACCATGTCGTCCTCCACCGGGTAGCCGTTCTCGTTGACGCGGTTCTCCGTGTATCCAATCTCAATGAGGTGTTTCAGGTCGCCCGGATGCGGGTCGCCTTCAAAGGTTTTATAGCCTCGCAAAAGCCCACCTCCTTAGAACATCTTCGACACGTCCCGATGGGGATACAGCAGATTCTCAAACGCCATTCTGTTGGCGATCCAGACCTGCTTGTCGGTCACGTCGCGGTTCTGGAAGTAGTAGGACACCAGCAGGACAATCGCCTGACGCACCGGCTCCGGCGCGTTGTCCTCACCGAACTCCGTCCGGCAGAAGTCCTCCGCGGCGGCCTGCGCCTTCAAGATCAGCGATTCGATGAGCGCGTCCTCTTCGTCGTACTGGACTTTGAGCCACGCCTTCATCTCTTCGAGGGTGACGATTGCGGCCATGATGCGTCACCGCCTCAGGCTTCCGCCGTCGTGACCGTGATGGGGACGGACGTGCCGTCCGCAAGGGTCAGCGTGCCGCCGGTGATTTTCCCGGAAGCATCCGCAGTCAGCGCCGCCGCCGTGACCTTGGTGGACGCGCCTGCGCCGGAGCCGTTCAGGCCTTCCACCGTCGCGCCCGTCTCCACCTTCAGCGCGCCGCCGATGACCAGCGTGTCGCCGCCGTTGGCGAAGTAGTTCTTGCAGTTATGGTCATTCATCGCGTTTCACCTCCATATAGCGGGGAGACGGCCCGCGTTGAGCCGTCTCCCGTGGGTTATCAGGAGTTCTGCATGGCCAGCACCTTGATGGCTTCCGACAGGATCAGCTTGCCGTCCACGCGCTCGGACGCGAGGAAGCCCACCTGACCCGTGGCCGCGAACAGCTCGTTCAGGCGCTTGAAGGAGCGGCCCTGACGGTCGGCAATCCAGTAGTAGGACATGTCGCCGAAGAGCATTGCCTTCTTGCCCTTGGCCATCTGCGGCATGTACACCGAGGTGTACACCGGGCGGTTCAGGATGGTGTCCGGCGTGCCCGCTTTCACGGACGGCTGCCAGATGTAGTCGCCGTTGCCGTTTTTCAGCTTGCGCAGCGCCTTCACCGTCGCGTCGTTGGTGATGAACACCGCGTTCTTGCGGTAGGGTGCGCGCAGGGCGTAGAACAGATCCATGACCTCATCAAAGGTGATGGCGTCCTGCGCCGCGGCGGTTACGCCCGTCTGCGCGCCGCCGGTGGCGTTCAGCAGGCCGGTGGGCTTGCCCTTGCCGTTGCCGGTCAGGAACGCCTCTTCCTCGGCAGCGCCGATGCGGCGGGCAAATTCCTTCGCAATGTAGGTCGGCAGGTCAAACACGCTGTCGCGCAGCAGCTCCTCGGACACCTTAATCATCGTGCCCAGTTTGAACGCGCCGATGGACACCTGACCGAACGCCTCGTCGCTCTCGGTGTAGGCGGCTTCCTCGTCCATCCAGCTCGCGGTGCCGTGAGAGGCGACCACGGGAATCTTGCGCTCACCGGATTCGGTCTGGATGACGTTCGCCAGCGGACGGATGATGTTCTGATCCTGCAGCGCGTCGATCAGGGTCTTCTGGTACTCGTCGGGGGCCAGATAGCCGCCCTCGCTGTCCTGACCCACCTGAAGCGCGTCGTACACTTCGTGCTTGATGGACTTGTTGCGCAGGTTCGTCCAGAACGCGCTGCGGTAGGCGTCGGTGGCGCGGGGACGCTTCTGCTCCTCTTCGGTCTGACCGGGCTTCGCGCCGTGCAGCGCGTCGCGGGTGGGCTGGTTCAGCTGCTCGTCCAGATTCTGCTGGCGCTCCAGACGGGCGATCTCGTCGCCCAGATTCACCACTTCCGCCTCCATGCGGTCGTAGGCGGCGGCGTCCTCGGCAGCCATCGTGCCGTCCGCGCCGGTCTTGGCATTCAGAAACGCCTTGGCGGCGTCCCACTTCTGCGCGCGCTTTTCGCGCAGGGCAATGATCTGCGTCATGCTCATATCGTTTTCCTCCTTCTTACTTCAAAAGCGCCAGCCGCTTCATGCGGTCCGACGCTTTCACACGATTGTCGGGGTTTTTCGGGGATTCCGGCGGCTTTTCCGGCGCTTTTGCCGCGTCCTTCCGCTTGGGGAAGCGCGTCCGGGAGCGCCATGCGTCGTACTTCGCCTTCGCGTCCTCCAGCGACACGCGCCGCTCAAAAGCAGCGTTTTCAATGCCGGTGGGCGGCTTTTCGGCGATTTCGTCCACAAAGCCGTTCTCCAGCGCGGTGTTCGCGTCCATCCAGCAGGTGTCCGTCATCATCTGCGAAAGCTCGGCGCGCTCCTTGGAGCAGCGCTGCCCGTACAGATTCAGAATGGATTCCTTCGTCGCACGCAGGCTGTTGAGCGTCTCCTCAAAATCCGCGATATTGCCCCAGCAGGCCGTGCTGGGATCGTGGACCATGAAGATACTGCCCGGCGTCATGCTCAGATGGTCGGCAGCCATGGCCACCACCGTGGCGGCGGAAGCCGCCGTGCCGGAAATCAGGATGTTCACCTTGCCGGGGTAGGCTTTGATGGCGTCGTACATGCGCGTCGCCGCGTTGCACACGCCGCCGTAGCTGTTCAGCACGATGGTCACATCCTCGTTCGGGTCTGCGCCCTCGGCGTACAGCGCGTCATGGAGTGTGTCCGGCGAGATGTCGTCGTCGTACCACGCCTCTTCCTCAATAAAGCCGTTCAGCTGGACTTCTCTCAAGGGCTGTCCCTCCGTTTCGTTCGATTCTTGGCCGGTTTCTCCGGCGCTGCGGGCGCCGCGTCCTGCTTCGCCGCGCCGGACGTGTCCGCATTGGGCGCGCCCGCGCTGGCTGCACGCCTGATGGAAATCATATTGCCGTTAATTAGGTACTCGTCGCCGCCCTCTTCCGCCGGAATGGGGTTCATGTTTTCCAGCGCGCGGATGTCGTTGGCAGACATCCAGCCGTTCTGCCGGGCGACCGCGTAGCCGTCCATGCGGCTCTTGTAGTCGCCGCGCATCAGCCCCTCCATGTTGAACTGCACATAAAAGCGGCCCTTCTCTTTCTCGGAGAAAAGGCCGCGATTGAGCGCCTGTTCAATGCGAACCAGCCACGGGCGGATGGTGTGAACCGCGAACGAAATGGACTGATGCTCGATGTTCGAGAACGTCGCGTGCTCCAAGTCGCCCACCATGTGCGGCGGGACGCGGAAAATCCGGCAGATTTCGTTGAGCTGGAACTTCCGCGTTTCGAGGTACTGCGCGTCGCTGTTCGGCACGGAAATGGCCTGATAGTCCATTCCCTCTTCCAGAACGGCGACCTTGCCCGCGTTGGCGGAACCGCCGTAGGCGGCGTACCAGCTCTCGCGCAGCTTCGCCGGTTCCTTGACGTGATTCGGGTGCTTCAGCACGCCGGAGGGCGTCGCGCCGTTGCTGAAGAACTTCGAGCCGTACTCCTCCGTCGCCAGCCCCAGACCGACGGCGTTCTTCTCGAACGCGATGGGGCTGTAGCCCAGCACGCCGTCAAAGCCCAGACCGGGGATGTGCAGCACGTCGTAGACGGGCGTGAGCGAGTAAGTCTGCCCGCCCGTCGCGGTGTACTCATAGGTCAGGTTTCCGGCGCTGTCGCGGTCTACGTCCATCTTGTCCGGCAGCAGCGGGTACAGGGCGAGAATGCCGTTCCGCCCGCTGCGGATGACCTGCGTGTAGCTGTTGCCCCACAAAAGAAGATGCGTCAGCATGGTCTCGCGCCAGACAAAACTGGTCATTTCGCCGTTCGGTTCGTCGTGCAGCAGGCGGTACAGCGGGTGATCCGTCGCCTTGCGGCTGCCGTCCGGCGTGATCTCGTACACGTTCAGGGGCAGGCTGGCGATGGTCTCGGCGATGACGCGCACGCAGGCGTACACGGCGCTCAGGCGCATCGCCGACGTGGGTGTGACGCTCTTGCCCGCGCCGCTCGTGCCGAAAAAGATGTTCGGCGCGTCGCTCACCGCGTCCCGCGGCTTGTCCCGCGCCCGGAACAGCTTTGCAAAGGGGTTCATCATCGTGTCACCTCACATTACAGACCGCTGCCGGTCTTTTCGTCATGACAGCGCTCGCACAAGCTCTGCCAGTTTCGCTCGTCCCAGAAAAGGCTCATATCGCCCCTGTGGGGAATGATGTGGTCAACCACCGTCGCGGCGGTATAGCGCCCGTTCCGCAGGCACTCCGCGCACAGCGGATGCGCCTGCAAGAACGCCCTGCGCGCCCTGCGCCACCGGGAATCGTACCCCCGCGAAGCCGCGCTGCCGCGCCACTTCTCCCGGAGGTTGACGCTGTTGTCCTTCATGTGCTCCGGGCAGTACACCGCGCCCGATTCACAGAAATTCGGGCAGCCGGGATACCGGCAGGGGCGCGATGGCTTTCTCGGCATGTCCATTCCTCCCGTCAGAGCGTAATAATTCCTCGGTCATCGTACACAGAGCCGCCGCCCTGCTTGGTTGCGCGGTCCAGCGCCATGACCAGCGCCACCGCGCCGTCCACCTTCTCGGTGGAGCGCTGCTTGTCGATTTTGATGTTCCCCGCGGGGTCGGTGCGCACGTAGGCGTTGTTCACGTTCCAGCGCAGCACCGGGTGATTCCCGTGGTTCAGCCGCCCTTCCAGCACAAGGCGCATCAGCTCCTTGCTGGGCGGCGACATGTCGCGGAACCCCTGCCCGAAGGGAACCATGTTGAATCCGTCCATTTCGAGGTTCTGCACCATCATGCTGGCGTTCCAGCGGTCATAGGCGATCTCATGGATGTCATAGGGCAGGTCGCAGATGAACTGTTCGATGAAGCCGTAATGCACGACGTTCCCCTCGGTAGTCATGAGCTTGCCTTCGGCCTTCCACTTGTCGTACAGCACATGGTCGCGCCGGACGCGCAGCTGAAGCGTTTCCTCCGGCAGCCAGAAGAACGGGAGCACGATGTACTTCTCGTCCTCATTGCGCGGCGGGAACACCAGCACCAGCGTGGTCAGGTCGGACGTGCTGGACAGGTCCAGACCGCCGTAGCACTCGCGCCCCTTCAGTTCGGCCGGGTCTACGTCGCCGCCGTTCATGTCCCACTTGTCCATGGGCATCCACAGCACGGAGGACGTGACCCACTGGTTCAGGCGGAGCTGGCGGAACATGGCCTCGTCCGCGGGCGTTTCCAGCGCCTTGTGGTAGGCGTCCCGCACCTTCTCGATGTCGATGGTGTAGCCCAGAGACGGGTTCGCCTTGTACCAGTTCTCCTCCTTGTGCCAGTCCTCGTCGTCCTTCAGCCCGTAGATGACCGGGTAGAAGCGAGGGTCGGATTTCCGTCCCTCGATGAGGTCAAGGGCTTTCTGGTGAACCTCCCAGCAGATGGAGTTTCTGTCCGTCCCGGCAGTGGTCAGGAAGAACCACAGCGGCTGCTTTCGGGCGTCGCCGGAGCCCTGTGTCATGACGTCGTACAGTGCGCGGGTGGGCTGCGTGTGCAGCTCGTCGAAGATGCACGCGCTGACGTTCAGACCGTGCTTGGTGGCGACGTCGCTGGACAGCACCTGATAGATGCTGCCGGTGGGCAGATACACCATGCGCTTTGTGGACGGAACGATTTTGATGCGCTTCATGAGCGCGGGTGACTGCCGCACCATATCGGCGGCCACGTCAAACACGATGCTGGCCTGCTGGCGGTCGGACGCGCAGGAGTAGACCTCCGCCTTCCACTCGTCGTCGTTGACCAGCATGTTCAGCGCCAGCGCCGCGCCCAGCTCGGATTTACCCTGTTTCTTGGGTATTTCGATGTATGCCGACGTATACTGCCGCACGTCCGGGCGGTCATCCCGCACCGTGCCGAACACATCGCTGATGATTTTCTCCTGCCACGGCAGCAGGGCGAAGTTCTTCCCGTGGAACTCGCCCTTCGTGTGCTTCAGATTCTCCACGAACTGAATCACGCGCTGCGCTCTCCGCGAATCGAACATCTTACCAACCTCCCGCCAGCAGGCGCTCCATAGGGTCGTTCAGGTTTGCGGCAGGATTGCTGGATGCGCTCTCGTCGCCCAGCGCCAGCCGCGCACGGCTGGCCGGGGTCAGACCGAAGTCGGCAAGTCCTTTCCGCCAAGTTTCATAGTACTGTTTGCGCAGCGACAGCAGCGGGTGCTGCTGCGTGTAGCCGGACGGCGTTTTCTGCATGGCAATCGGGCCTTTCGCGCCCAGCGACAGAATTTCCGCGTCCGCCGCGAGGTAATAGGCGTAGTTCTGGCAAAGCTCCGCAAAGGCGGACGTATCCACCTCCGTCAGCAGTCCCAGCGCAACCATCGCGGGAGCAAGCCGCTTCCATTCCTTTTTCGCCTCCGGGAGCAGCCGCTTCGGCGGCTTCGGGATGACGTCCGGGACCTTGGGCATCGGCTCGTTCTTGTTCAGCTTCTGCTTGCCTGGATTGCCTTCCAGCAGCTTCAGTGCCGTCGGCTTCGGCGCAGGGCCTCTCAGTCCCATATCACACCTCCACCTCTGACGGCACAGGCGTGTTCATGGCCGTCAGGTCGTTTCGGCGCGGGCAATTGTCTCCATGCGGTGCAGGATTCTCTCCAAGCCCCGCTCCGCGCCGGTAATGTCCCCGGCGAGTGCCTGACCGCGCAGCGTTTGAACCATCTGCCGGGGAAGCAGCCGCGCGCAACCGCGCAGCCTGTGCAAAAAAACGTTCAATCGGCGGTCATCCATCTGAGTGCGCCTCCAATTCACGTCTTCGGATACGCTGGCCGCCGCGCAGCAGGAAAACCTCCGCGTCCGTGCCGACCAGCTCCGTGTAGCGCCGAACAATGACGTCGGCGTAGCCGGGGTCAAGCTCCATCGTATATCCGATGCGTCCGTTCTGCTCCGCCGCAACCAGCGTCGTCCCGCAGATGCACCAAGGGTCGAGCACCGCGTCCATGCCGCGGGTGTTGTTCTCCATGCAATAGGAGGTCAGCGGCACGGACAGGCTCTCGCCGTCCGTCGGGGCTTCATAGGTCAGTACCGTGGTCTGGCGGCGGTTACTCGTCCACAGATGTGGAGAACCGTCCGTCCAGCCGTACAGCCCGACCTTGTGGACGGAGGTGTAGCCGTCCTGCGGCAGCAGCGCCGTGGACTGCTCACAGTCCCACAAAAGACACTGCCGCACCGTCAGCCCCGCGTCCCGGCACGCGCCGCGCACGTTCATGCCATCCGCGTCCTCGTGCCACAGATAAAAGGACGCGCCGCCCTTCAGGTGTTCGGAAACGCCGAACAGCTCACTGGTCAGCAGCGCCCGGTCGATGCCGGAGGGCTTGCCAATGAGCATATCCGCCTTGCGGCCGCCCATGAGCGCGTCCAGCGCCTCCGGGGTTGGTTCGCCGACGTACAGCCGATGCCGCCCCAGCAGATAGAGCTGTCCCGCCTTGGGCGCGGGTGCGTATTTCCAGCCCCGGTCATAGGCGTCCTGATAAACGCCCTCGGTCTGCGGCTGCTCGAAGCCGAAAACCAGCATGTCCTCACGGATGCCGCCCAGCTCGACGTTCAGCTTTTCTTCGTCCCATGTGGCCTTTTCCGCCACTTTGTTATCTGCAAGGCGGTAGGCTCGAATCTCATCCTCCGTCAGGCCGGAGGCGCGGATGCAGGGGACCTCGCTCATATGGAGCTTCTGCGCGGCGAGCAGTCGCGTGTGACCGCAGATAATCTCGCCGCCGTCGTCGATGACGATGGGGTTCACAAAGCCGTAGCGCCGGATGGATTCTGCGACACCCGCCACCGCCCGCTTATTTCGGCGCGGGTTCCCCGCATAGGGCTTGACCGCGTCAACGGGCAGATACTCAACCGTCATGCGCTGCATTTTGATTCACCTCCCGTCGTGCAACAGAAAAGCGGGCAATTGCCCGCCGAAATAGAAAAGGGAACGTGTCCTGCTCACGTTCCCCGATAAAGGTGCGAATCCCCACCGATTTTCTGTCGCGGCGGGAAAGGATGAAAACCGCCGCATATAACCGCACCTGTCCCATCCAGCGTGGCACGTCACTCCGGCACAGGCGTCGGGGCGCGGGTCGAACTGGATTCAACCACAAAACTGATTCGTATGATTGCCTTATCAGGCATTCTAAGTGTATCACAGAGCAAACATGAACAATAGTGATTTCATATGAACTCATATGAACTGCACAAGATTATTTTCCCGCCTCGTCAGCTTCGAGCAATTTCTCCACCTCACGCAGAGCCTTACCATGCACACTGAGTGTCCAGCGGTAAGTCCAATTCATATCCGCTGCAATGCGCTCCCACGTCATGAAGCAGAGATAGCGCTTTTCCAGCACCAGCTTATACAGAGCGTCAGGCACACGGTCAATGAGCTTTGCGATTTCCATGCGCACATCTACAAGTTCGATGACCTGAGCAGCAAGCTCGTCTTCGGCATCCACAAGTCGAACAATAGCATCCTCCATAGAGGAATTGTTGTGTGCGTGCGAACTGCTACCATCTCCGTAGGAAGCAGTCACTTTTTGTGTCAGCGAACGCAAGCGCGACACCTGCTCCAGCTTGCAGGCAATCTGCTGGTCAAGGTGGTAGGCGCGGTTCAGATAATCAATGACTTTCATGTATTTTCTCTCCCTCCTCCAATAACGCAAGTGCTTCCTCCACGCTGGTGGCGACGCCTGCCACGCCTCCGGCTTCCCGGATCAGCGCAATCTGCTGCTTCTGCAGCTCCGTCACCTTCCATGTGCCGTTGGGACGTTTGACCTCGATGCCGACCAGTCGGCCGCTTCCCGGCGCGATGCATAGCAGGTCGGGAACGCCCGACTGCTGATAGGGGCTACCGTGGGTCTTCATGATCCACTTCACGCCCGCAGCCTTCAAAGCGGCGCGAATCTGGTTGACAACGGTCTTTTCCAGCGGCGGTTTCTTCTCGTTCACAGACATCACCCCTTCATATTGAAAGCGTATACCATTCGGCTGAAATGTGCACGTACATCCCCAAGAAAATCTTTCAGGCGGACAACAAATGCCTCTGGCGGACAACAGGCGGACAACAAATTCTCGCGAAAATTTGTTGTCCGCCAAATGAGTTGTTGTCCGCCTAACCCCTTTTTCGGCGGACAAGAACACGAATTTGACCACCCTGTTGTCCGCCTTGTCCGCCTTGTCCGCCAAGCCCTGAAACCCTTGATATATCGGGCTTTTCAGGGCGGACAACAAATTCGCCCACCCCCATACCTGTTGTCCGCTGTTGTCCGCCTAAGGCGGTATTGCCCATATATATATCAAAAACGCCCATAGGCGGACAAGGCGGACGAGGCGGACAAGGCGGACGAGGCGGACAAGGCGGACAACAAACATGTAAAAATACACACCACCGGCGGACAACCCATAGGGGAAAATTCTTCTTCTTTTTTTATTTGTATATAGGGCGGACACGCCCGTCCCGGACCCCCCCTTCGACTATTTGCCCGTTTTCCCTGTTTTCAGGATACCCCCCATTCAAAACCCTCGGCGTTTCGCGCGTGAGA